ACCAAACTCTGATCCAAACAAAACTTGGCCAGATACAGCGCCGCCACTAAATCGACCCTTGCTACCACCGATCGTGACGTTAGGGATGCGATCCTTGTTGGCTCGAATAGTTGCCGCTACCTTTTGGGCTTGTGCTGGCAATGGGTTCAAGTTGTAGCTGCTTTGCATTTCTGTGGCTGACCATTGGCTAATGCTTGTCACATCATCTTTAAGGGCTTTCTTTGCGCCCTCATCCATTTCACGAAATGCCTTGTAAAGCGATTTAAGATCCCGAGAGTCAGGGGTCATCTTGACGGTTACTTTGTCAGCCATGACCATTCCTCTCTTGTATCAGCGTTACTGCTGTCGTTATGTCAGCGAGCGACCAAGTCAAAAGATCGGCCAAAGGGATGCCGGTCGATGTTGCGATCCGCACCAGCGTGTCCCTTAACTCTCTTTTGGGCTTTCCTCGACCACCTCAAAGGTTTCAAACTCATTGGTAACCCAGGCTTGCTGGCTTGGCATCTTTGTATGTCCTTGGGCCTTTGCGGCCTTGTAAAGCATACAAGTGATGACATCTAATGAACCTTGGCTCATCTTGTCAGCAGCCTGGCTAACTGTGTAACCGAGTTCGCGTTCGATCTCGATCCAAAGCCAAGCCGACTCATCGCTCACTATGTAGTTGTTGCCCTGTTTTGTTGTAACTGTGTATTGCATAATGGTTGCCCTGTTCTATTCGTTAAGCCCGAGTGACTGTTCCATCCTCGACTACAAAGGATAGTGAGGTGGTTAGTACGTCAGTGGCCGCGCCACCAACAGTTGGGAATACTGGAAATACGTTGCCAGTGAATGTGTCACCGTTTACATCGAATGAGAAAGCAAGCGATGTGTCCGGTGCGCTGTTGGCTGCATCCCAAAGTGCGCTGATGATTCCAGCTGATGATGTGTCGTCAAGGTATAGTTCCACGTTTAGTGTGGCGAACTTGTCAACGGTCTTGTAAGCGCGACCCGAAAGCACTTCAAGTACCTGCTGGTTGTTTTCGCGTTCCAAAGTTACTGTGCTTGCTTGGTCAGCGTAAGACACCGAGTTAATGCTCAGGGTCAGATTCCGACCAGTTATGTATGTTGCTGGCATGACTTGCCTTTCTAGTTGGTTGTGACCATCTCGATGTTGAGTTGGCTGATTAGCATATCGGCGTTTCCAATTTGCTGGTCTGTTGGTTGTGACCATCCACCCAAAAACGAAATGTTATTGGCTAGTAGATCGGTGACACTAAAGATTAAGGTTTCCAAGTTTGCCAAAGCCGCTTGGTTGTCAGCTGCGTTGACAATCACTGTGATGTCAAAGCGCACATTGCATCGCGCCCCACCAATTGCGCTCACTGTGATGTAAGGCGATCCAGGCACTAGCACAATGGCAGGTGGCGTGATGTTTTCATTTGGCCATGCGTAAACGACCCGACCAGCAGCTGCAAGAGTTGCGGCAAGGTTTGCCCGGTACGTTGCCAAGTTAGCCAAGGTAACCCCTGGTATCTAAGTGCTTGCCTAGTAAGCCTGAAACTCTGGTGAGCATGGAACGGCCTAAGCGGTACGGTGCAGGGCTTTGAAAGTCCACACCCTGCTGGCCCAGTGTGCCAGTGCGTGTGATCCAGATGTCGCAAGCAACCGCAAGTGCAGCTTGTTCTACTTCTGGGTAGCCCGTGTCATACATGGTTGCCTGGCTGGTTAACAAAGCTCGGCCATTAGGTATGACCATGCGCTTGGTTATGTTGGCGTTAGTGATTGCCGCTTCAAAAAATGTAACGTCACCCTCTTTGCCTACGGTTGTTACGGTGCGCGATCCATCAAAAGGTGCGCCACACTTGCTGACCGTTAGTGCTTGACCAACTACAAAAGTATTATTTTCGCAATAAAATCTTGCTACGTTGCTAGTAAGTGAAACACCTTTAATGGCCACATAATCAAAAGTTAAATAAGACAAGATAATGTTTTGCGCTGCATCGGCACATTCCTGCACGATTGCATCCGCGTAAATGTCGCCAATACCTAAAACGCTTTTGAGTTCGCTTAGTACGATTAGTGGCATCTTATTTCCTTATCTTGTGTAAGTGTGTGGGGGACACAGGGCCGCATCCCCCACACTTCTAACTAACTTGGACCTAGGTCAAGTTAAAGCGGCGTACGCCACCGATGGCACAACAATAAATGCTGATTCATCGATAGAAGTTGACACTGCCTTGTTGGATACATAAAGGTCAAGACCCATTACGTTGCCGCGTAGTGACTGTGTGCCGACATCGCCAGCTGCGTTCATTGGCTGTGATGCGCTGAAAATTGGTCGCTTGGTTGAATCCTGCGCGCCAATTAATAGTCCCCATTGGGATGTGCCAGCGATGTAACGTGTGGCCAATTCGCCAGTAGCAAGGTAAGCCGCTGGGGTTTCGGTCTTTACGAATGACACGATGCCATCAACATCAGCTGCGGTTGCAGTTGCCTGAGTTCCACTTGCAGTCAATTCAGCAATAACGGCTGCCTCGGTTGCCTGTGCGTAAACGCGGCGCATGTTGTCCAACATGGCTGCGTAGAAGCTTGGATCTGCGCGGTCAAATAGTTCTACCGAGTAACGCTGCAACCCTTTGTAAGCCTTGACAGTTGCATCGACGTAGGCCGACACGATGCCGGTCTCTGACGGGCCAGCACCTTCGGCGGTTTCTGCAACCGATCCTGATGTCGTAATCTTTGGAATAGATACGGTCATGCCAGCGTTAGGCAATGCGCGTGTACCGATTGCATCGATTGCGCCGCGTGCGCCGATCTGTGTGTCAACTACGGTTGATACATATTGAACCGGCTTAAATGCTGGGTTGGTTGTAAAGGAATCGTCCGCAGCTGTTAGATGCTTTGCATCCTCGGCCTTGGCGTGTGCGATCCATTCTGCACTTTCATGGTTTCCGCGTTGAGCCTTGATTGAGTGCTCTAGGAAATGTGCTTGGGTCTTGATTGGTGAACGTGGCTTTGTGTATGCCACTGGTGCGGCGGCGTGAACAACCGCGGCTGCGGTCACTTCATCTGCCACTGGTGCGGTTGTTTCTTCCACTGTGATCTCCTGTGGTTGTTCCTCGGCAGGTTGTTCCGCCTCGGTGGTTTCTGGGTTTCTTTTTCGATGGTGTACTCACCGACGTTAGCTTCAATGCTAAATGCCGGGCGCAACCCCTCGGATGCTTCGACTAGCGCATCATTGCCAGCACCCGTTGGCGCGATCTTAAATGCCATCGAGATACCAGCTGGGCTGACTTCCTCGCTGCCAGCAATACCGCGACCCAATGGGCGTGTGCGGTCATGCTCCATGTTCAAAACAATTTGGCTTGGGTCAATTTCGCCAAACGCGCCAAACTCAAAACGCACTGGGCCAGCTGATGTGTTGCCAACTTTGGCAAACGGTACGACGAGGCCTTTAATGGTTCGGGTTTCAATGTTGGCGGCCAATACTTGGCCCTCAAAACTAAGTTGCATTTTCATTTCCTCTCGGTGCTAAATCCATTTCCTCACGTGCTTCCTCAACGTCAATCAAGCCGTATTCAAGCATCTTGCCCAAGACTTCAATCTGCTCTAATGGGTTGCCGCGCAAGTAATCGTCTAAATCAAACTTAACAACTTGGCCACGCGGCGTTAGGTCGTTCATGCTTAATCGATCAGCGATGCAACACATGAACGGTTTAAGGCTAAAGTCAACAAGGGATCTGCGTTCTTGGCTTACGTTTGAATAAGTCGCGCTGGCTGATTCGGCGTTGATGTACCAGGCAGGGATGTTGCACATCCGAGCGATTTCAGCCGCGGTGTTTAGCCTGGACTCGGTGAGCTGCATTTGTCCGGCATCGTAGCCAAAGGTCGTAACATCTAACGGGCCTGATAGGTAAGCGGTTGAGCGTGTGGCGCGGGCTTGCTTCCATTGCGCCAATAGGCTTGATACCTGCTCTGGCGGTAAATCTACGCCACTATTCTTAATGACCATTGTTGGGTTTGGCTCGCTGGCCATGCGCTGTACGGCTTCCTCTAGCTTTAAGGCTGTGGAAATAGTGCGGCCACCTCGGTTAAGTATGCCCTCGTCAATACCGCTGAACATAATTAATGAGCCAACGCCAGTGCTAGGGCACAAGTTTCCGTCAAGGTAAAAACCGTTTAAGATCTCATCGGTTTGTAAATCGGTAGTGAAGGTAACTCGGGTTGGGTCAATTCGCCTGGCTTGGGTTGGTCTGCCATTTTCTGGGTCTAAAGCCAAGACCAACCAATAAGCTGTGCCCCTAAATAGTATGTCCTCTACGGTCCAGCACATTGTCACAATGCGCGGCAACGCTGGATCAGGTTGCTTTAGTAAGGTTGACCCCTCGACTTTCGCGCCTGTAATTTCGTTGTATGAATGTAGGCCTAGTTCGCTAATTGTGCCGGCAATAATGTTGCGCGCTCTGGCAACCGCTGGCACTTGCATTGCATCATTGCGGTTAATGCCAAAGAATTGGAACGGGCTAAAGTTGTCTTGGTAATACGGGATTGACACCTGCGCCTTGGCTTGTACTTGTGGCTTATCAGTATTTGTGCCCAGCAAAAAATCTATAAATCCCATTTTGCCATTACACCATAGTAAATTACATCCGTGTAATTTTGTCCGCCTTTGTCCGCCTTACGAGCGTGTTGTCCTATGCACTAATGATAGTCACACCTTGACCAGGTAATGTCGCATGACCCACCGCCATCACCAAAGCAACTGCCGCCGAGATCGGTACTTGGGCGGCACGCCTAGCAATACGCCAACCGCCATCGGATGCCGGGCGGCGAGCGCAGCTCACAAGATGGCTATGCAATGTCGCCTGACCTGGATGAATAAGTTGACCATGTTGCATGGCGTTCAATGTTTGGTCACACATAATCGCAAACCCTGCACCAGCCCAAGGTGTTGCCTCTGTTCGTAGGTAAGCCTGGGCAAGTCTTGGCGCAATGTAGCCAGCAGTATTGGGATCATATGCCAGTACCCTTGGTGGGAATCGTCTGGCGATTGCTGCTATTTCGCCAACAAGTTCAAGGTCATTTATACCGCCCTCTTTGCGCCACTCATGCAAAAATACTCCAAGTCCATCGGCCCTTTGCTGAACTGTAACAAGACAAGCCAACTCTCTATTAAAGTTAAGGTCTAGGGCCATCCATGTTGGCAACCCATCCTCTAAGGCAATCTCTCGCTCGCTATCGTTCCACACCTGCATTGGCCAAGGCGAGTCGATAGCATCCACCCACATACACAGGGTTTCCGTTTTAAAGGCATCGGGTGAGTCAAAGGTCGCAGCATCTTTGATGTTTTGGATGTTGATCGTGTACCCCAAGGCAGGGTTGGCCATTTTCCACGCCTCTACATCGTCAACCGATGACCCGGCAGGTGCGCTGTATTCGTAGTACCCCATGCGATCACTTGTAAATGTTAGGGCGCGGCGGCGTTGTTCGTTTAGCACATTGCTAGTCAAGTCACCTGCGTTGGATGTCCAAAACACTTGGGCATTGGGTCTGGCTCGGGTAATTGGGGTAACGGCGGCCCAGGTGGCTTCGTCAATTTCGCGCAATTCGTCAACATAAAGCAAGTCAGCTGATGAGCCACGCGGGCCCTCACTGGTCGCAGCTCTAATTGAGTACTTTCTAATGCGCTCACACTTGCCATCGCATGACTTGGGGTAATGGTGGCAATAAACTTCTAATTCCTCTTGGCCGTTAGTTCGGGAAACTCGCTTGATCCTCTTTCGCATCCAGTCCAGGCTTTCGGCCATGTCGACTGTTTGCTTGAAAGTGTCCAACGATAGTTGCCTTGTCTGTGACATAGCGATGGCGTTTTTTTCGCCAAAGATGTACAGGCCAGCAAGGATACGCATCCGCATCATGTGAGTCTTTCCACATTGCCGGGCAACTAGCACCCCTACCTGGCTACGCGCCCAAGTGCCATCGGGCATTATTTGCAGGGCATCATTCAAAACATAATTTTGCCAAGGCAATAACGGCGTGCCTAATTCATCAGCTAGTGCCGCCACCACTGGCCCTGCGCTGGGCAGGTTTAGGCTTGGGCTTTCGATCCTTGGCTTCGAGTAGCCGTAGATAACTTCCGACATGGTTTGTCCCATCATTTTC